CGCCAGCCGCCGTTGGGAACGGCGAAAAGCAGATTGGCTACTTGGGGGAATGTCCGACGAAACCAATTTACACAAATATGTTGTATCTTGGATTCCGAGTAGCCCTGCTCCTGCTGTAAAACTTCTTGCTCAGTCATCTTCATTAAAATTTTCCGTATGCTTGGCACACTCGTTAAGTTGCTTGATAATTTGTTTGCCCCGGGCGGCGTTGCCATCCTTATCATCGAAGTTCCCGAAACACTCCCACTGCTCGCCGAATAGACCGATAGTGCGGCGTAGCAACAATACTTTACCGTTCTTGACAAGCCATTTGAAATTCTTTTTCATAGGCGTGTACTAAACAGGTTCATAACATTGCTTACGACATCTTCATCTATCTGGGTGGTGGTGCCGGTCACTTCATTCGCTATGTCTTTCTTGGTCTGAATGACCTTATACATATACTCATCAATAGTCTTATCTCCGAGAAAGTAATAGCAGTTGACAGCGTTCTTTTGTCCGTTGCGGTGGGCTCGGTCTTCTGCCTGCTCACAGTCGCTGTAGGTCCAGGGGAACTCGATAAAACCGACTCTGCTTGATGCAGTCAGCGTAAGGCCTGTACCACCGGACTTGTAGTTTAGTATGATGAGTTTGCATTCGGGGTCATTCTGGAACCGATCGACAGCGTTCTGTTTTTGGGTGATGTTGTCGGATCCCGTAACAGTCACGGCATCCGGGAACTCGGCTTTGAGTGCCATAACCACCTCTTTGAGATAGGCGAACATGATGAGTTTCTCGCCGCCGTCGATAACATCGTGTATGAAGTCGGCCACTGCCTTAACCTTGCCTCTGGCAGCAATCTCTTTCAAGATCCCCATTCTCACCATAACCTCGCCTCTCATAGCCCTGGCTATGCGGTCATCATCGGCGTGTTTGTACTGACGCAGGTATTTGAGGAAATTATCCTCGGCATCCTGGTATTCCTTACGGTTAGTAATATCGCAAGTGATATACTGACGCATCTTGTCGGGGAGTTGTGTCAACACCTTTGCTTTCTCCCGTCTGAAAAAACAACAACACCATAGACGGTAGTGCAGCTCTTTCATATTGGAGGATTGCTTTGGGCCATCGCAGAACCGGCCGACAAAGTGCTTGTATCCTCCGAAATCATCAAGCCGCCCGAGTATCTTCAGCTGCTGTATGAGATCAGTGTTGTTGTTGACAACAGGGGTACCGGTCAGTGCAAAAATCCACTTCTTACCTCGGCAGATACCCTCAACGAATTTGGACTGTTGGGTCTTGGAGGATTTGCATTTATGGCTTTCATCTATAATAACGGACTTGAAGATATTCACTCGTTCATCAAATACTATAGAAGCGAGGGTGAAACGGGATGTATTCTTCACTTTAACAACAAAGAATTTTTTCAAACTCTCGTAGTTGGTGATGAATACAGGGCAAACTGCCTCGCCGTCGGGCCACTTCATTTCCCAGAATCTCTCCCAGCTTCCTCTGTTGGAATCATCGAGGATACACGCCTCTACTCCAGCAAACTTTTTAAACTCTCGCTTCCAGTTCACTTTAAGAGCTGCAGGGCAAATAACAAGAACAGGAAAAGATTCGCCATAGGTCATTGCTTCTTTATGCGCCTTGACCACGGCGCAGATCGCCTGGAGTGTTTTGCCGAGCCCAGGCTGATCTCCAAAGATACACCGTTTATTGTCAAGAGCGTAGCGAACCCCCTCCAACTGGTAGGTGTAGGGGGTGTATGGAGGTAATATATAATGATCGCCGACAAACTCCTTCATCGGCGGTATTTCATATATTACATCGTGCGTTTCGCTACGTCTTGCTATATGTGAGCAGAAATTTTTCTGTACGGCCCATTGAGCAAATGCCTCTACATACCACCGAGCATCACAGCCCGGCGGGAATAGACCCTGCTTTGACACAACCCAAACCTTTTCCGAGTTATCCCACCGTCTGGTGGGGATTCTCTTAATAAGGTCTATGAGTATAGGATTGTAGTCAAAGGAGAGCCTGAAAGTGCCGGGGGTTTCGGTAATGTATATAGGCTTCATCGGTTATGCGACCTTATCGGCAATGGAATCCTGAGGGGTATCAGTAAAGTCCTCTGCATCTGCCGTCACCCCGGCATTTGCGAAGGGATCCTCTTCGTTCTCAAAATCAAATTCGGTTTGTTGGACCGCCCATTTACGCTCGGTTATGTACTGTTGCACCTCAAAGAAAAAGGCATCAATAGCAAAGCGGAAATCGTCGGCGCGTATCCATCCACTATCATCGGCATTAAGGTCGTTAGGAGGAGTGTTAAGATTTAGAACTTTTGATGTCATGAGCGTTCGCCTGCCCGTAAGCGTTGCTATGGGACAGTTATCATCCCCACCGAGAGACACACCGGTAACGTCAAGGCGTCGTATAAGATCCAGATTATCCTGACTGTCGGGATTGTCCCAATCATATCGGTCAGCTTCTTTCTGCTCGGTGAGCTCTGCGAAATAAGGGATCAGCTCAGATAATCGATTCTTGAGGTCTCCGTGGACCGGATTCTTTCCCTTGATGGCGACTTCGTTCCCATCCCCATCAATGTAGGTGGCCTCGAGTGTGCCACCTCTGGTAACTTTGGCTTTCTTTATTTTTATATCCATACGTAAAATGTTAAAGCATCGGATAGCCTATGTGGCTACCCGATGCTATCTGTTCCTGTACTCGTTAATGAAAGACTGATAGTGTCTGTCTGCCGGGAGCGGCAACGTGATTCCGAACTCCGTTGCGGCATCTGCCTGCACCTTATTGAGAAAGTTCGTCATCTGCAAGGTATTCAGGTCGGTCGTACTGCCTGTGACCCGATACCAGCGGTTGCCTACCGCTACGTCCCGACTCAGGTATTTGGCCTTATAGTAGTCGTGAAAGTCCTCTTTGGGCGTGCCCGTCGCCTCCTCCATGCACTTGTACCACATCCACATCAGGGAGTTTTGAGGAATGGTACGAGGTTCGGTTTTTCGGACTATCCTGACCGTATATACCCCGTTCCGGAGCAGCGAACACAGATACTCAAACGATTTGTCCATGTTCACAACTCCGTCACGTTTGGTGAGAATTGCCTCAGCCATCAGCGGAACGGCAGACCTTCGGGTCCGAGATTACCGCCTTGCGGCACGCCGGGCATCGGTGTCGGAGACTGTGGATAGGTGCCCTGTTGTGGGTAACCAGCTGTCGGGGGATAGGCCGGCTGGGGAGAATAGCCACCGGGGGGATATGCGCCCTGCTGTGGATAGCCGGGAGCCTGGGGGTACTGCGGTTGCTGTGGATAGCCGCCGGAGGTCTGAGAATATTGTCCCGTTGAGGGTGCCGGTTGCTGGGCCTGAAACAGTTCGACAGTCGAACCTTTGATGGTGTTGAATGCCTTGCCTTGATACTCTCTGCCACTGACATACGCCTCGACATTTACACGTTGGCCGGGAGCGAAGGCATCGAGTTGAGCCATCTTGTCCCCCGTGAACTCTATCAGCACAAAACTCTCGTGGGTGTTGCCGTCCTTTGTCCAGGAGTCGTCAAGAACAAGCTCTCGTTTGAGGAATGATTGACCGCCTGACCTTGACGGAATCTCAATCACCGGTGAGATGGAGCGAATGAGGGCGGTCGCTTTTAGCTTAATCATTGCATTTGTTATTTAAGAGTGAAACCGCCCTTTGTTGTTTTACGGGTGGTATATTGTTTGTATAAATCGGGATGATCCTTTTTGAACTGTGCCGCGTCAAAGGTCGCTCTCTCACTGTCGGCGGCGATTGTGGCTTTGAACATACCACTGTCCCATATCTTTAGACCATGTTGCTCCATAGCCATCCGAAGCGCCTTTTTCGCTTCTTCAAGTTTCTCTTTGGTTTGTTTCTCCAAAGCGATGAGGTCTGCAACATAGGTTATGACATCTTGTGGTACTATGTTTGGAACCGATTCTTCAGTAGTGGCCGGCAGATTTTGATTGATGCCGAACACAGACTGGTCGTGGTGAAAATAGACCGGGCCGTTGTCTGTGAAGATGTATTCGGTTGTCAGCAACTCTTTGACAAGTTCTGCAGGTTTGCGCTTGATGATCCAGAACGCAGCCTGGTCTTTTCGGAGCCAGTTGCAGGCAAGACCCTCAACCTTGATGTCGGGGTTCTCGGCTTCAAACAGCTCGGCATAGATAGAAAGTTGCCATGAGAGATATTCCTGCAAGGCCTCTACGCCGGAGTTGAAAAATATAGGATTGTAGTAACCGCACAGAGGATAAAGACCGATATTATTGCTCTTGGTGTCAACCAGCCATATTCCGCCGGTGTCTTTACGGCGCCAAACATTGTCAATTTGTGAAGCATATTTGTCATTGTCAGAAACCGTCAACTCATTTGCCACAGCCTCAAATCCGTTCAGGTGGCGAATGTAGTTGTTAAGTTCAAGGCTTACATCCCACTCTTCGTCCTTATACTGTATGTTGTCGCGTTCACGGCAACCGTATCGGGTATGAACAATTTGAGTAGTCTGCATGATGCCTATTTGGTCGTAGGTCTGAATGGCATGATGAATGGCGGTGCCACGGCTGCCGGCACGAGGAATGATGAAGTCTTTCACATAATCATCAGCCTCGGGATATACACCCAATCCGAGGATCGAGTGTATAAGCCCCGTGATGCCGAGCAACCTCTTGCCGTCGAGCTGATAGCTGTGGCTATCCTCGTCGAAGATTACAGGAGATTGTTTGAGTTTAATCATTTTACGGTGTTGGTATTCTTGATCTGATTGATTTTCTCACACGCTTTCTTGTAGAACTCGGTGTTGGCCTGACACATAGCCGGCGATATTTTCGCCCATTTTTTCCATAAATCCGAAAACTGCTGTTCCGTAGTGACGGAGGCAAGCTCGGCAAGAGCCTCCTTTAATTGCCCTCCAGTGAAAGCGACTGCGGCCGTTCCTTGAGAGGGATTTGCCTGAGCTGGCGGTGGTGTCTGATTGGTTCTTGCATCAGCTTCATATTTACTTTCATTGTGGCCAATGGCCTTGGGGCCATACCAGATTTCGCCTCCTATTCCGAGTGGTTTCATGGCAATCGAGAGCGCGTCGGTAAGAGCCATTTTGTATGCCTCATCATTAACATAAGCGCCCTTGCTCTCCATAGAGACGATGGCAGACCCTCCATTGCCCGGGATAGCCTCGCTCCACTCTTTTGTTTCAGGATCGCGGACGAAGAGATGGATATTACAGAAACACTTGACCTCGTTTCCGTAGGTCTCAGTCCATTGCTTAACGATTTCGTATCTCCAGCCGAATCCGATAGGCCCGAAGATTTCAGTCATCCTCTTCATGCGCCACATAGGATTAACGTCGGACATACCTTTGAGACGACCTGCCCTGATGGGTTTTAGCGCGTCCTCAGGAACCTTGCACCCTTGCGAGTAGAAGCGGAGATTATGGGCAATGACTGCCTGAATTTTGGCCTTAGCCTCTTTCTCTGCGGTCATTTGGGTCGGCTCTTCTTTGTCTTGTTTTGCCTTTACCATATTAGTAGTTTTTATTGGTTTGACTTGTAGTTTGTTATACAGTAAAGTTAGTCATAATTAGAGAGTTGCGCAAACAGATTGAACACCATTTTTACGCCTTAACATTTACTGACATTTTAGCCGTCGAGGTGCATATTACTTTTCGCTTATAGCGATTCAATCACCATCTACAAATGGCCTATTTCTTGTCATTATTGTACAATACTTTTTGCTTTGTAGCAGGTATGTAAGTTACATCATCCCATCGTTTATGGTCGGATGAAGGGAAAAGCATGCAAGCAGACGTATAATCGTTTTCTGACGTCGCTGTGCCATTACGGTCAAAACTTACTTCAACACCATGTGTTTCAACAATAATGTTTCTATTTTCAATGCGTACAAATTTGACTTCCTTTGATTCGCGTAACTGCCCTTTATACCATCGTTCATACCACAAAGTAGTACCAGTCTCAGCAGTATTCAACTTAGCAAGAATGGGATTATCTGTCTGATTATAGGCTTCCTGAAGTTGTTTGAGTTCTTGCTGTTTGCTGTATATTTCACAGCTCAACTGATAGTGAAGAAATGGTTTTATCTCACGGATACAATAATCAAGATAGTCCGGATTAAACATCCTGATTTTTACCGAAATGGAAGTCGGCAAACCGATGTTTATACCTTCTTTTGTGAGCCCTGACAATATAATTTCGTCATCAAATATATGATGTTGATACGCTGGGCTATGGGTGTTTATTTGCGTATAATAAAAGCACCCATTCGCAGATTTCCTTATGTCTCTATCTACTGGACCCCATTGTTTCAGTAAATTCACAACCGTTGGCAATGGATATTCCAGATACAATTTTCGGGCGCACTGATAGCCT